CTACCCAGGTCGGATCAGACATAAGGTCGAATGCAGTATCCGGATGTACGATAGCTACATAGTTGCCGTTGATCATCGGCGCGTTCTCTCTCTTAAGAGTACGAACTGCCTTTCTGATCGCCAGGACCGTCAGCTTGTTGGCAGCAGTAAGCTCTGCTCTGGATGCTACAGTGCCATCACCGTACTGTACGTTCGTACCGGCATTGATGATCTCTCTGGTGACCGTATCCATAGACAGCGCGCCCTGCTGTGCGATAAGCTTCAGAGCTTCCTCTGCCATCGGATCGATAGCGGTCTGCATGATGAAATCGGTAAGGCATACATAAGCACCGAACTGTCTCACTGTGGAGACTACGGTGTAGGTATCCAGTGCCTGACCATCCGGAGTGACACCCTCGACAAGTGCGTTAGTGATCTTCGGCAGCTTGCGGAATGCGCGGAACTCTGTGGTCTTACCTCTTCCCTGGGGGATCGGACGCTTCTGACCGAACTGGTCATGTACAAGCAGCGGATCTGCAAGATCGATAAGTCTGTCCTGATAATAAGTTTTCATCTCGTTCGAAAGGTCGTTACCTTCCGAAGCGGATGTGGTTGCGTTTAAGACTGTATCAAACAGTCTCAGATTAAGAATGAAATCCTTAAGCATAATAGTCTACTCCTTAACTGTTTGGAGTTAGCGATCACCTCTGAATGGTGACCGGTAACGGTTATTTGAGATACACAATCTCACCGCTCATAGCTCTGCGAGACAGTGCTTCTCTGTCTGCTCTGGTAAGTTTCGACACATCAGTATGGAGCGTAGCAGCCGCTTGTGAGGAAGAAGCATTCTCTCGCGGTCGGGATCCCTTGGCAGCAATCTCATTCGCTGTGGCTTTCCGTACCTCGCTTGCTGTGTACTGCATAGCTCCTTGCATGATCTCAGCTTCATGACACGCGACATACGCGCTCCTCATGTCCACACCTGCCTGCAGCAGCTTTTGGAATGTAGGACTGTTGATCTCGGTCTGTAGATCAAAGCTCGGAAATGCTTGCTTAACAGCTTCAGCTTCTGCCTGCCATGCAGCCACTTGCTGCTGTGCGGCATTATCTCTTTCCTGCTGTGCCATAGCTTCGTCATACGCTCTGGCTTTCGACTCTGCCTGTGCGATCCTCTTATACTGATCGACAGTGAGTCCTTCTTCCATTGCGCGATCTTCATAGTAGGCATCGTCATTCGACACTTTATCCTTAAGTGCCGCAAGGTCTGAAGTGTCCATGCCATACTTGGCAGCTACGATATCGAGGATCTCTCCCTGACTACGGATGGTGTCCTTGGAGTTTTTCACTCTCTCTCGCACAATGCCCTGGATGTACTGGTCCGCTTCTTGCTTGTACTCACCCTTAATGAGATCTGCGAAGCTCTGTCTCGGCTCGGCGGCAGCCGTACTCTCGCCCGATGTGGTGGTAGCGTCTCCACCGGTTACGCTCGTCTCCGCTCCTGCGGTCGGTGCTGCGCTTGCACCTTCACCGTCAAAGAGATGGAGATTCAGTTTGAATCTTCTCATGGATTCCCTTTCTTCCGTCTTTCCGGAGTGTCATTATGATATTATTGTAGTAGGTTTCATTTTCAGATGACACCTACGAAACAATCACGTTATCGGGATACTCGTCAGCTATGTTCTGCCATCCTGTGCGGATCACGTTCCACACGATGTCCCATGTCTCAAACTCTTCCGGTACCAGTGAGAACTGCACGATCACGAAACCGTCCTCGACATCTACATGTTGGTCATAGATCAGCTCGTCATCGTCCATCTGATCAAGTACTCCCAAGAGTTGAAACGTGATCGCGGATACACCGGCACATACTATGTCGTTCCCTGGGTTAAACGCAGCATGACCGACAATAGATATTCTTACCTTCTCACCGTTCTGCTGATAGTGTATCTCCGTCATGACTGTACCTCTGTGGAGCTGTTCATCCGTCTACGCATCTGGTCCGCTTGCGTGTTGCCGGTCATCGGATTACCCAATGAATCAGTCTGCACCGTACCTACCGCTCCGTCACCCACCGGCACAGATCCTTGCTGCATACCAAGCTGTTGCTGTAAAGCCTGCAGCGGACGCGCATCGCCTAACTGAGTAGCCACGATCTCCGCAAGACCCATCGCTGTCTGCTGCATCTGAGTGAGTTTGTCAGCGAGTGTACCGTTGCTTGAGATACGCGCCTGGACCTTTTCCTTACCGTCAAAATCCATCATCTCGATGCAAGCGAGTGCCTGATCTGTAAGCTCCGGATTGAAGAATCCCATGTTGTAAAACTGTAATGCAAGCTCGTTCTGTGCCAGTCTGGAATAAGGATTCGCTTTCTGAGCTTTGACGATAATATCAAATACCGGCTCTTTACTCTGGAACTCCTGCCCCATCACATTGACGATGTGTGGCTGCATCGGGGCGTTGTCGAACTCGGTAAACTCCTGCCCACCATCCTTACCGATGATGCGGAATGTACGCGGAGTGTCATAGAACTGTCTCATCAGCTCAATGACAAGCTTGCATACCTCAGAGAATGCACGATAGCATCCCTTGATCATATCTCTGGATCCCTTCGACCCTGCTTCTTGTAAAGCTGCGATGGCACTACCGGATGTGACACCGGCAGCAGTGCTGCCCTGTGAGAAATCTCGGTTACCACTTGTCTCTTTAAGCTCATCGATCTTCTGCTGATACAGATTGAGATACGCACCGTCTAAGGATTGATGGTCGATCACTCGGATGTGCTGATCATCTAACGATCCTGCCACATGGACGATCTGCCTTTTCTCAACATCCATGAATTCAGTCTCGTTGATACCGTTCTCATCTCTCGCAAAGAAGCGCGGACGCGCGCCCCACTCCGCATTTGTCATCAGCGAGTTACTCAGCTTATCGATCTGCCCCTGTGTGGTACGCATGATGTCCACATATCCGAATCCTGCCGGTGTGCCTTTCTCGCGGAACAGTGTGTCCATTACGAACGGATACATGCCATGGTCATAGAATCCTCTCTCGCGGTACTCAGGATGCAGCTCATCATCCTCGGATGCATACAGAACGATATCATCTACCCATTTGCAGTAATTAAGGATCGTCCTGCCGCCCGACACAGTCTTGTAATACCAATCCACGACCACGGCCTTATCGGATGTATCGATGCTGTCATCGTAATGATATTCTTTGTTCAGCAGTGCGGACCCGATCAGCTTGCCCTGACACTTATCAGGATAGGACTCTTCAAGGATCTTTTTGTCTACCAGTGACAGCACGAATACATTCTGGCTGTCTTGCAGCTTCTTTACTCCTGGTTCCCAATAGATGCTCAGCATATCTACCGGAGTGATTTCGATGTCTCCAAGTCCGTTCTGAAGTTCACTGTTCCACAAGACCGCGTACACTGCCGTACCGAAGTTGAGCTTATCCCAGTTGTTGTCTGAATAGACCTGTTCAAATCCGCAGTTATCCAAGACCACCGGCACAATGCTTGATAGCGTTTTTGCGGCATCCTCGTCATCTGCTGACCTTGCCATGATGACCGGATCGGGATAGTTGTCCATGATGTCCGCATGCTTATTCATGATGCTGTTAAACATCCATGAGGACTGCTGCAGTATCTCGGCATTATCCGTATCTACCTCGATAGCTCCGGTTTCGGGATTCCTTTTGTACCGGATGTGCTTGAAGTCGCGGAAGTGATTCAGCTTAAACCAGTCCTCACTGTCGATCAGCTTGTTATCCAGGTTCGCCTTACCGCTTCGGTACTTCTCCAGTAACCCCTGTGCCTTTCGTAGCTGTTCAATGTTGATGCGTCTCGCCTGCTCTTCGGTGGTCTGCATCTCAATAATGTCTGCCATATACTCTCCTTAATGTGACCATATATTAAGCGGATCTTCCTCGGGTGGAGTCCACGGTTTGCTTTTCCTCGGATTGAGCGGATTCTCCATGCACACATACTTCCACTCATCGAAGATGTGGTCTTCCATCTCTGTGTCTACATCCTCGACTTTCTTCTCGTCATAGATCAGCACCGGTATCGTGCGGATGAATTCCTTGCATGACCTACAGACGTAGAACATCGGGAAACCTTCGTCATCGAATGCAAGACGGTAATGACACTGCATGAGTCCTGCTAAACGTGTGTGATCTCCCTTTGAGAAGTAGACACCTTCGCGCGCCATCATGTCTGCGATAGACTCACCTGTGGTCATCTGCCATATTGCAGGATCCGCGATGCCAAGTATCTGCCTGTCCTTAAGCAGCGGATCGGTCTTCTCAATCTCTCGGATGCGCTGTGCGATCTCTCTCGGCTGCATCTCTACACCGGTATTAGGTTGCCTGGTGCAGCCATAGTACTCTTTGAAGCGGTACATCCTGCCGTAATGGTCTACCGCGTACCATCCCACACTGAACGGTTTTGCATAACCAAAGTCGAAACCTCTGTAGATCTTCCATGACGGATCAGGATCGATGTCGTTAATGACATGCGTCCATCTGTGGTCCTCATAATGTGCAGGATCGTTTCGCCATTCCGTGAATACCTGACCCACGAACGAATCCCAATCCCCTTCTAACCACGCTTTCCGTCTTGCTTCTGGAAGATTCTTCAGCTCATCCAAGTACTCAGGATGCGCTGCAAGAAGCACATCGTTGTCATACACAAGAGACTGAATGAAGGAATAGTCTTCCGGTTTCTCGTCACCTACATACTGTCTGTCGATGAATAACCTCTTGATGTATGCATGGCCCTTACCGCCTGGATTGCATGTGTAGTATGTCCTCAATGGGAAGTTTGGATTCGTGCCACGGACGCAGGCATTCAGATCATGTATCTGCTGCTCAGATAGCTGTGTGGCTTCATCCAGGTACAGCACATCTACTTCTGTACCTTGCAGACGGTCCGTGTCGGCATCTCGGTCACAGTATGCAAACCTGATAGTCGAGCCGTTCGGGAACGTGATGATGCGTTTTGATTCGTTGTAATCGATCGGATTGCCTGGTGCTTTGATCTTCAGCAGCTTCTTAAACGGTCTGATGTGGTTGGTTTCCAGTTCCGGAAAACTCTTACGGACGATCATCTGGTCGATGCCAGGATAGTTTCCTGCAAGCAGGATTGCCTTCGTCCTGATGCTCCACGATTTCCCACCTGCTCTCGCTCCACCGAAACACACATGCCTGTGATGGTCTTTGAGAAATAGATCTTGTTTTTTATTCGGCTTGCCTAATTCAATCTCCATAGTCACCGCCCTCGATGCTTATGGTGATGTGGTTATCCACACTGTCATCCTGCTGCTTCTCTCGCCACATCTTCGGCTTTCTATTCTTCAGCCAAAAGATCTGCGCTGTGATGTTACCTTTCATAGCAGCTTCATACAGTGCGTTCTCTACATTGCGGTCTGCAATCTCCTTTGTCTCTTTTAAGGTCTGCGATATCTGCGGATATCGCTCTTTCCATTCATACAAAGTGCGTGTACCGATGCCCATGTTCTTGGCGATCTGCTCATCCGTCAGACCGTCCATCGCCCATCCTCGGATGCGTATCAGGCCGTCCTCGGTCAACCACTTTTCATATTTACCTTTTGCCATAATTAAATACTGCCCTTTCGCTTTCGCAAGTCGGAGTCACTCTATCTCTTTATTATGACAAAATCGGCATCCATAGGACACCGATTAACCATCACCATATTTCTGTTCCAGTATCGCCTTGTAGTAAGGACAGGTCTTGTACATGTCACAGCAGAATATGTCTGTGAAGTCTCTTAACTCTGAGAAAGTATCAAGACGCACAAAGAGTGAAGTGTTAAAGCCAAGATTCCTATCCAAGCTCTCACACTCCACACCTTTGAAGTGTTTGCTCCGTATCACCGATAGGTAAAACGGACATATAGCTTTTTCTGAGATGCGATCACTCAATTTGTTCCACCGGCAGCGGCTTAGTGCCTTGCTCTCTGGACTTCTCAATAACGTGTCTGATCTCGCTGACCTGATCCGGT